GAAGGGAGTGCCGTCCTCTTTATCCTTATGCAGAAATATTTTATCTATTTCTTTTAAAATATCCTTTATAATCTGCTTATCCGTATCAGACAATTCCTTCAAGGCATCCGCTATGCGCTTAAAGTTTCTTTCCCACTTTAAGCGAACATCGCGCCCGGTATCATTCGAGCCATTCCAAGGTACTATATTTTCAAACTTGGTATCCATCAACCCAATTCAAGTTCATTATCATTAAAAGACAGCAATAGAGGCTGCCAGCACATGCCATATTCCATAGTATCCAGATTGATAAAATTCAGCATATAATCAGCAAACCTATTGTTCTCTTTATGGCTCTGCTTACGCAGACGTGCATTATTCACCGTTATGACCCCATCGCTTTTGCGACGCTCATAACTATAACTCATGAAAGAAAAAGAAAAGCTTTTTCCTTCGGAAGACAACTGCCTCATTTCATCTATTGCCTGGAATACATTCATGTTGCAAAATTATCTGTACCGGTACCATAAAAAAAGGACACTATCTACTGACATTACCCTCCAGGACTTCGAGCCTTTTTATGCCATCCCGCACCTTACGGGAGTCAACCACCAATTCTTTTTTTGCGAGAATTTCGAGCAACTCATTGTTGCGAGCCAACAACCTCACAATCTGCGAGCGTTGTTCCGGTGTCAAGCCAGACAAGACGTTACCTTTGTCGGACGACAATGCCATAGAGTAATCACTCGTATCAACATAACCACCGCCATACTTGCCGCTGCGTGTACGAACCTGCTCCAATATCTGCGTCGTATTGAGCATACGGATAGTCCCGTTTTTCTGTGCAATGTCAAACACATCCAAGAACTGGCGCACATGCGGATTGGCCACACCTTCATGGTTGGCCACAAACTCGTTCTTATGTACCGGAATAACACCAGCCACATCATCAGGATTACCGTTCTTGGTATAGCCCTCCACATACTCATCCACATAACCACCGGATTTCAGTCCCTTCGCTTCATCACGCTGCTGTTTGGCGACGGCTAATTGAACAGCACCTTGAGCTGCAGCCAATCCCCCAAGTATAGGGCCAAGTATGGGACCAGCAGTCCACGCAACCATAATTGCTTGTGCAGTCTTAGCTATTACTTGCATTATAGTTGCCGCAAATTCCTTATCAGCATATTTCTTTTTAATCTGGTCAATGGCAGCTTCTTTTTCTTCTTCAAGTTTAGTGGTGTCTTTACCTGCTTTTTGTGCTGCCTTAATTTGTTTATCATATTTCTTTTCAATCTTACTAATTTCCCGATTTTGCATATTGGCTACAAGCTGGCTATATGTAGAAGCTGCATCGCCCATAATGTCAAAAGCCTTACCAACTAATTTCATCCGTTCATCCTCATACTCTTCCTCAATACGGGTCTTCTTAGCCTGATATTCTTCATACGTTATCAAATCGGCATCGTACATTGACTGAAGAATATCGTTTTTCTGAGAAAAGGAAGAAGTGGAATCTATCTCCTTGAAACCTTGTTCACGCTGTTTATTCTTCTTTTCCTTGCCATCTGCCAAATCCATATCCTGCAATTTTGCATCAATGGAAGATATATCTTCCCCATAGGCCGCCAACATATCTCTACGTTCCTCCAGGTACTGGTATTCCAAATCCTTCAGTTGTTCCAAGTAATCAGCTTCCCGCTTGATGTCACCTGCAATATATGCTTGCTTCAATGCAGTCCGTTGTAACTGATATTCTTCGTCAATAGTGGCCAGATTATCAGACTGGGCATTTTTATCGGCCTCCTTAGACGCTTCTGTCAACCGGTCTGCTTCTGCAATCATCTTGTCATAAATCTGCCCCTGGATTTCGGACGAGTCCTTGCCATACTCCACCAGTAGAGCTTTCCGGCTCCAGAGATAAGCCATTTCAGCCTTATATTGTTCTTCCTGATATTCCTGCTGTGCCATGCCTTCATTCAGCAGCTTTTCTTTCAGCAGATTTATCTCTGCATTATAGCCCTTTTTCAGCTTTTCTTCACGGGCCTTCAGTTCTTTGTCAAGGCCATTATCATCTACTCCATTGCTGTTTCCTCCTGGCACCGGATTATCTACTTCTTGTTCGGGCAGCTTTGCAAGAATCGCCTCCAATTCCTTTTTTTTCACAGCATAGCTGCCATATAATTTTAGGCGTTCTTGCAGTTGATGTTTTAACCCACCGATAACCGCCTTCTCCAAAGACTTGTCATCGCCAATCCATTTCATCTTTTCTGCCTTTTGTTCCTGGAACCATTTACGGTGAATCGCCATCTCTTCAGCCATGCGGTCCTTAAGTTCGCTGATGGCTGCTTCAGTCTCGCTCCGTGTACGTTGCTTCTGGTCATCATCCAGCAAATCCAGATTATCGGCTTTGCTTTTTATACCAGCAATACGTCCCATCAGCGTTTCATAGCGCTCCATTTTGGCATTCAAGGCTTCCTGAGCCTCTGTCGCCTCATTTGTCCTGGTTTTGAATATAGCCAGATATGATACGACACCAGCCAATACCGAAGCTACAATTCCCAACGGATTAGCCTTCAATGTCTTGTTAAACAATGACGCCGCAGCAGTAGCGCCTTTGGTTATAGTGGTCCACAAGCTTTTGGCCATAGTGTCTGCCTTTACGACCAATGTATAGGCAGCAACAGCAGCCGAGGCTGCAACAATGGCCCCCTTGTACTTCCATAAGATGGAAATCATAGTTCCCAATCCCTTCACCGTCAGACTACCCGTCGTTATCATGTACTTCATCACCGGCTGGAGCTTTTCGCCCAGTTCCACCCGTATATCTTTGAAGTTATTCTTCGCCTTATCCAGCCCCGCCTGAACCGTATTGTTCTGTACATTGACCTCTTTAATAATGCTGGTACCGTCGCGATACGCATCATTAGCCAATCTTTGCGCTTTACGAATATCATCTATCTTGCCGGCCATCGTGCTGATGACACCGGAAGCCCGGACACCATCCAGCCCCATCTCCTTGAACATAGGTGCCAGCTGGTCAAGTCCTCCTTTTTTATTCAATGTATCCAGGAACTGAAGTATCGCCTCGTTCGCATCCTTTTTGATAAGAGAGGTAAAATCCTCCACGCTCTGCCCTGCAATCTTTGCAAACTTGGCTGGTTCTTGGTACATCTTCATCATCAACGTCTGGAAAGCCGTCGCCGCCATCTCCTGCTGCTGCATGTTCTGGTCAAGTACAGAGGCATATCCCAGAATGTCACTCTGAGCAACCTTCGCCTGATTCGCTGCCCCTGCCACGCGAGCAGTAAATCCTACCAGGTATGCTTCTGCCGCACTGGAGTTCTGTGCCACCTCATTAATGGCGCTACCGGTAGCCAACATCGCCCCACGCAACCCAAGTTTCTGGTCCTCGCCGAACATCTGTGCCAACTTGCCGATGTTCTTCACCGCATCATCCCCCAAATCCTCACCCAGTGCCACATTAATCTTATCGGCCGCATCGACAAACTCCAATACATCCTTCTTCCCAGTAATCCCCAAACGACCAGCATCACCGGCCAGAGCATTCAGCTTCTCACGCGCTGTACGGGTATCCATTTCCTTGAACTCTTCATTCAGTCCCTTGACTTCATCTCGGGTCATACCGGTGTACTTGATAACTTGCGCTTCGGCTTCCTCCATCTCCGCATATTCATCCACACATTTGCGGGCAGTCAAGGCCACCCCGGTAAGAGCCCCGACAACTCCTGCCCCCATAGCTGCATACCTATTAACCCCATCAGCCATTTTGGAAAGAGAAAAACGGGTATCACGTGCCTGCACCTCCACCTCTCTCATCCGTTGTCTGGTCAGCAGATAATCAGCCCGTAGCGCTTTCCATTTCTCCGTGCCGGGAGTGGCATTATCCATCTGCCTCTTGAGGGAAGCCGCAGCCTTGCGCAATTCCGAGTAAGACAATGCAGTCTTTCCAGCCTCTATACGTTGAACGGCGAGCGCGGCATTCAGTTTATCCAAATTCTCTTTCTGCTCCTTGTATTCCGCTGAATTCTCCTTCCCTTCTGCCCGCAGTTTCGCCATTTCAGCCTTGACAGCATCAATCTGCCGTTTGGTCTCGTCAAACTTCGCTTTCGCCTCCGAATTATCAATCCGGATTGCCATTCTAAAGTCTTGTATGTTAACCGCCATATCTTTACCTATTAATCCAGGACAAAGGTATCTTCAAGCGTCACCTTGAAAAAGGACATGAAAAAGCCCGGCAATCCATCACGGACTACCAGGCCAGCACTTATGAACAAAAAGTGTTATCCGTCAAGCCAACGGCCATTATCCAGCCACACCCCTCCGTCACGCCAACGGCCATCAGCCAATATCCACCGGACATCAGCCTCAGTATCGCTGATACGGATGGGATAGAACGTACTGGTCCAGGCTTCCTTACGACCGAACGCATCCAATGTGAATTCCATCTCCTTGCAGACATATCGCTTGTTGCGTATCTCAAACACTTGGTAAGCAGCATATACATTCGGGTCATGGCTCTGGACCTTCACCGCTTTAGTGTAGTCAATATCATAGTTAGTCTGATACAGCAACCCGTCAAGCACATTCAGGCACAAACTTGCCCCAATACTGTTTGTCCTAACATATTGCCACCAAGACTCATCTCTGGATGTATGGTTTTTCGTATATTCATCTATATAAGGAACCGGATATTTCATAGAGACGCCATTGTACACGACACTTAAGCCTTGCAATCCCGTATAGAGTGCCAGGCAGATACCACGTTTTGATTCCGTTTCTTCTCCTCCGCCATTCTGAATTTGCTCTTCAATACTCAGTGCCGGTTCTGTTTTATCCGCATTGCCATTACCGGATAAGGAAGGAAGATAAATCCAAAGAGTAGTGTCCTCTCCCCTTCCTCCACCGCCATAATAGTTGATTCCAACACTTTGAAAAGCTGTGGGAACCATCTCCAGTTCTACGGTATTGGAAACACCTTCGCGTTCAATGCCGGCAAATCTATCCACCATGACAAACACCGGAGATGAACGTCTTCCATCCTCATCCACCCAGTCACGCAGATACACATATTCCTTGCCATCAGCCTCGTGTGTATAGATAGTATCCGGCTTTTTATGGGATTCGTCACTGAACCATCCCGTAATGCTTCGCATGTCGGTCGGTATATCCTCCGGGATATTCTCTCTCTTCGCCCCTTTTTTAACCGCCTCCGGCAAAACATTCCATCTCCAGAACTCGGAATCCTCCACCTTATATGCTACATTCGAGAAAGCAGGATCTTCAATATCCGGCTCTTCAACCTCCACCTCATACACATCCTCTACATTCTGCACATGTACGGAAGTACCTCCGGTAAAATAGTTCCCTCTCAGCAACAGCCTGGCCGTACGCTTGCGGTTGTCAACCAGAAATACAGCATTGAACAACCGCTCCACCTGCTCAAGGAAATCCTTCACGCTCCAGCCCGGCAGCATCTTGTTCCACAATACCGTTGGTACCGTATGACAGATATACACATCCTTATATACCGTATTCTCCAATTGGTTCTCCGTCAACCCATATCCGAGTGCCCTCATCAGCTCCTTGATGTAAGCGCACAAATAAGGCTGCGGTGTCACATCGAACATATCATCCGTACCCAAATTCCGGTTATCTGCACCTGCCTCTGCCTTGACACACCACTGGTTGTGTATATTTCCGGTATCCTGGTCAAGTACCGGCGCCAAACAATACTCCACTTCCGGATAGGTTTTCTCAATATGGGGAAACATATCCGTCGTCAGTACATCCGTCCGCTTCATTTCCAGAGTTCCAATCAGCAAGTCACCGCCGACAAAATAATTCAGTTCGGAATTGCCGCTCGCAATCTGGAGCGATACCGTATCATCGGTCCAACCGGTAATAATCTCCGTACCGTTGCAATACACCCTATTGTCAGCTACCAATATGGCAGCACGTTTGGTTTTCACCTCCTGCACGCTGTTCAACCGGTTCAAATGCGCATACAGTTCCGCATTGGTAGCATTAGTCAGCTGCAATGTTATCTCGTAGGTATATTCTCCATTCTTGGTAATCAACGGATTCTCACGTTTCACTTGAATGGAAAAATCCTTCGGAAGTACGGCTTGCACACCGTCAATAAACAATTCAGTCATAATCAACCAAGTTAAGTCCTATACTCATTCCGTTCCAGCCGCCGAACACATCGTACTCCCACTCCACTGTCATACTCTCTGCCCCCTCCACTTCTCCACAAAAGAAATCCATCTCCCGGAGTTTGGTTTTAAGCAGTTGCATGACCTGCTGGATGCGTGCATAATGCAGCAGTTCCTCTTCGTCGGTCTCCTGACCCGACGGAACCTTCTCAATCAGGAACAGCAACAAGCTATTCCGTTCCCGATAATTGTCTTCATTGCCCTGCGATACTGCATCCGGGTAGTTGGCACACAGCATCAACCCCGTACAGTCTCTCAATTTCTTGACAAGATGCTTTTCGCTGACGGCAATCACTGTCCCGTCAATCTTCGTCCGGCTGACCTTATTGACGCGCTCTTTCAGTTCTATCAGCATCTCCCTATATCTCTGTATATTTATCATAGCCCTATCAAATTATTCTGTTCAGGATTCGCCATGGTGAAGCTGAACTCTACCGCCTTCAAGACGCTACGCCTGAAGGAGCGTTCAAACTTCTGTTTCGTAATCACAATAGGCAGCCATTCGCCATCCACAAGAATCTCCACCTCTTGTGCGTTCAGCATGTTGTGCCATAATTTATAATCACTCTGCAACATGATGCTGCCAGAGTTGACCGTGTATTCATCAGTAACCTTGACACCGAACTTGCGTTGCACCCCGTACATGGCTGCTGCATCACTCTCATTGTTTCCGGTCAGTTTCAGTTCACCGGTAGCCGTTAAAGTCTCAGGCATGTCATACACATTCTTGAAACGGAAACACCATACATCCACATACCTTGTACCATCAACGTAAAACTGCATGGAGCCTCCGAGCATGGCCACCGTATAACTGGCTATGTCCGATTTGGAAAATCCGGGAAGCACAGTATCCGGACTCACATCCACCGTGAAAGGCTCCGAAGAAGATACCGGGAATGATTTGCTCTCCTGGCTGCCGTCATTGAAAAAAGCCGTTATGTCATATCCTCCATTCTGCGGATAACCACTCACATACTCTTTGGCCCCCATACGTGTCACCTTGGCAGCCACCTCACTCAGTATTCCCGGAGAAGCGGCATCCTTCCGGGTCTGCATCCGGCTGAACATCACGTAGCTCTGCGCGTCTTCTGTCTCGTTGATAAGGAAGGTGAACGTCCCCGAAGCGGTGCTCTGCGGTGCATAGTCCAGACACCACACGCCCCACAATGCCAATTCGCAGAACTTGCCCAGCCCTCGGATTCGCACCTGGTTGTCGGCATCCGGTACATATTCTTCATCAAGTATCTTTTTACCGCCATATTTTATGGCAAAGGCTATGGTCACATCCGTGTCAATGATGTAGTCCTGCATGGTGGCGCAAAACTCCCGTGCCCTGGGTCTCTGTATTACATTCATAAACGACAATATTTGTTTCTACGGTCATTTTTCGGCAGCAGCTCGTAATCGATCATACTACCGTCACGCGCCCGCTTCATCTCATCTATCCAAGTGGCAGCATCGTCTGCCATCCATCCGGCCACACGCTCCACATCATTGAGCGATGCCGGTTCACTTGCATTCATACCGCTTTCGGCCACAAACCTGCGGATTACTCCCCCCGGTATCGCTCCCAGAGACAAGCGACGAAGCGCCATGCTCATGGCCAACAACGCCACCGCCTTGCATGCTGCGAAATGCGCGTCCGTCTCCGGTACCGAACTTTCTGCAAGCAGTGCCTCCCAACCGGCACCGTATGCCCGCTTCACCGTCAACTGCTGGGCTTCTCTGATGAAAGGCAGAAGCAGCAGGAACATACGCTCACTCTTATTTATCGGGAAATAGGTATCGAAAGAACCCCCATTACGGATTATCAACATCTGAGCAGACTTATACATGTCGCTATCCGTCCACTCTTTCAGTTCTTTATCATTCAGATAACGAATCAGCACATCCACCGCCTTGTAGTATTCTTCGAGATGCAGCGCGTCATCACGGTCCAACTGCCACTCCCAGGGCAGTTTTTCGCTGCCATCGGTAGCCACCTTGAACTTGCGCCCGTCATCCTCATGGCTGAGGTCATTCTTCTGATACAGCCGCAATGTGGCCAACAGCGCAATCGGCCGTTGCACCTTGCGTACAATCCCGGTATCAGTACCCTCTTTCTCCGGATTGAGATAATAGCTCTCTGCCAGTTCTATCACCTTGCTACCGACCAACTGCGCCAGTTCTTCAGTAGCCAGCTCTATCTCACCGATAACCTTGGTGAAATCATTGTTAGCGTAATAGTTGGCGGTCAACTCACGCAATTCTTTGGCACCTTGGCCGTCTTTGTTGAATATCATAACATCATTTTTTTAGATTCCTCATCAGTTCGTCTGCCCGCTGCCTATCATCGAGCAACTTCATCATCACACGCAGCAACAGCGTATCATCGGTAGCCCTCGCATTGCCGAACACTCCGCTTTCGGCCACAGAAAAGAGTATCGAGTTCATGCCCAGGCTCTGCACATCATTCTGCCGGGCATCCTTGTCCCTTCCACGGGAAAATACCGGTCCGAAGCACAGTTCCAGTCCGTCAATGATGAAAGTTCCGGAAAACAAGTATTCACAGAAGTAGGAGAACCAGGCATAAATCCCCCATCTCATCCACACCGGCATGTGCTCCACAAGCCCCATGTATCTGCCCATATATTGCTCACGGAAGGGCTCACGCTCTACACAGCCTTTTTTCTCCACCGGAGGACGATAGAGGATGGCACACAATGCCTGCAAGTCTACCGGATCATGTCCGACATTATACCTATTGACCGCAGCCACCGCATGACGGAACTCACCAAAAGCCAAATCCGCCCCATGACTCATCGGACCGCGCAGATAGCGCCATTCCGGTATCAGATTCACAGTCGAGTCATACGCCAGTACCACAGCGTCTCCCTCCATTCTCCACATCCATGCCAATGTCTCGGCCAGATGGTCCACCAGCAGCATATCCTGCACCTTTGAACGGAAGACATATCCCCTATTCTTCAGTACATACGCACACCACTCGCGCTTCACGTCCAGTAAGCTGATGCCCGGTTTCGTCATCAGCTTCTCCCGGTTCTTCAGCAGGTGCAGCCACTCCAACGGCTTCACCTCCTCCCAGCAGTCCGGGAATTCAATATCCTTCTGTCTCATATCTATACTTGTTTTGCCGCTCTGTCCGGCGTCGATACATTCTCTTCCTTGTTGATAACCTTCCGGTAAATACCGAGGAAAATCCCCTTCTTATGCGGGAAATTAATACGGATGGCATCATTGATTGCCTCCAGTACAATATCCTCGGGAATCTGTGTGTCAGCCCCGTAGAATATCTTCAATGCATAGAGCATCTGGCTGCCGCTGTCACTCTTGCCGTCAATGATGATGTTGGCCAATGCCGGAGAAAGCCCGAAACCGCTGGTAGTGGAACTGTCCGCGATGCGTGAAATCTTCGCCTGCGCCTCGATGTACTTGTCGATATTCATCTCGATAGGCTCTATCTTCCAGCTCTGGGCATTACCGTCGGCATCCACGAAGTCGACACAGCTGAAGAACTTGCCGGCATTCTTCTTGCCAGCCATCACATTGGCGATGGTTTCGGTCAATTCATCTTTCAGCCGCTCCATTTCCTTCTGAATCTTCGTCTCATCCCAATCCTCGTGCATGGCCATAATCAGCTCATGTTTCTGGTTCCAGTACTCCTGCGGAGAATGCACCACATAAGCGGCTGCAATCATGTTCTCATTCAGATGCTTGATAATTTCCGGAAGGTTGTTCGCATTCTCCAGCCAGGGAACCGACCCATAGAAGCAGGAAATCGCATACATACTACGGCCAAAGCTCCGCATGCAATGGTATTTAATGGCTGTTTCGTACCGGGTCGGATTCCATTTGTCAAAAGCCGGGTACTTGCGGAACGTGCGGCTCTTGAAGGAATCAAAATCACCGGTGAGGTATTCCGTGACATCCTCAAGCCTACGGCTGTCATTCTCCGGCCA